TTATATTACCTTTTGAGTTACGGCACTATCGTGCGTAGCACCGTAAAAATAATTACTTACGCTTTTTTCCACCTTTACAAGCCATAGGTATACCTCCTTATGTTGTTAATTGTACTTGTAGCCATGTATATCCCTCTAATGTGGATGTACATATAAATAGTTTAGGTTCTACTCCGTTAAGATAGAATTGCCCTATACTTCCCTCTGTTGAGGTTGTAGGGTCAGTAGTACCTATAAGTATTTGTGCATTTTGAATACCTGTTATTGCAGTTTGCAAGTTGGCAATGTTATTGTCTACGCTTGTAAACTTTGTATAAGCTGCACCACTCTGATAAGGTCTTGTACTGTTCTGTACTGCCACATTATCAGGGTTTAATGCCCTTTCTACTGCGCTATCTATTTGTGCGCCTGTATATGTACTTGTGTATGCCATAACATTCTCCTTAATAGTAAATTACAAGGCAACCTTGTTTGCCGTTAGCACCTGTGCCTGCTGTACCGCCTGTTCCGCCAGTACCAAGAGAAAGGCGTTCATAACCATTCCCCCATCTTGACCAGTCGTAGTAGTGATAATGTGAAGCACCACCGCCACCGCCTCCGCCATGACCTCCGCCACCGCCTTGACCGTAGTTTGTACCTGCTGTTCCATTCCCACCATTAGCACCGTTACCACCATTAGGGGTACTGCTTGATGTTGCATTTGAACCGTTAGCACTTCCAGAAGCACCACCGCCACCTGCACCGTACCATTGTTGGTTCCAGTATGGGTAACCATCTCCACCACTTTCAGCCCTATATGAAGAACCTCTACCGCCTGTGTATGGGGAAACATCTCCACCATTACCGCCAGACTCGTCAGCGTTGCTTGTACCACTACCACCGTTACCACCATTCTTACCGCTTACGCCTGTACCTGCAAATGTTAAACCACTCTTTGCTTCTATGTAGCCGTATGCGTAGGATTTACCGTTGGCAGATGAATAGGATATGCCGCCTTTAGAAAGTGTAGTGTTACCACCTGCTGTTGGGCTTACGCCACCACTTCCTCCTGCACCAATAGTGATGTTTCCACTATCTCCATTTTCAGGTACGATAGAAAGTTCAAAGACTTTGCCTGCTTGTCCGCCACTTCCACCTGTACCACCTTGTCCGCCTGAACCTGCTTGATAGTTTACATTGATAAGTCGTTGGTTATAACTACTACCACTCTTATACCAAGTTTCTTCATAGGTTGTAGTGTCATCGCCACCAGCACTACCTGCTGTGCCGTTAGCACCACCACCGCCACCACCGACTAATATCATTCGGAATTTGCTTACATTCCCAAGTGAACGGCTACCGCTTACGGTTTGTCCGTCTATTACCCAATTTCCACTTGTCTGTGCAAGCGTCATATTGTTGCCTGACTTACTCCAAGTACCGTTGCCTGTTAGCATTGCATAGTGTTGGAAACCGCTTACTACTCCTTCTGGTTCAAAGCCGACTATGAACTCACATTCGCCTTTGTTTGTGCCAGATAGAGTTACATTCATTTTCTCCATACAAGCCTCTACATATTGTTCGGTGTATGGGTTATAAATTTCTACTACATCCGCAGGTCTTTCAGCACCCATAACTATTGCTTCTTTTATGCGAGTGTTACATGACAAGTAGTCAAATACTCTATCGCATAATTCATCTGCTATTTCTGGGTTAGCAAGGTATGCACCTGTTACGGTCTTGACATTCTCGCTACCTGTTACGGTTGTTGTGCCTGCACTTACTACTCTTGTTACATGGGTATATTTCTTACCTGTAAGTGTTATGGCTGCCGCACTCTGCCCACTTGGTGGTGCTACCTTTGCGTAGTTCACGCCACTTTCAAGTAGTCTGCCACCTGTTATTGCAAGTGAGTGGTACGGTTCGCTAAATGTGATAAGTTCTGTACCTGTAATTGAGTCGTCAAAAAGTGTAAGTTGTTCTTGTGAGATAAAGTAGTTGTGTTCAGTAAGTTGTACACCATCTACGGTGTCGCCTACTTCGACACTTCCACCTTCATAACATCTCGTACCATCTATTCTTGAAACGGAGTTTTGTTGCATAGGTACAATTTGCATTGAACCATCTGCACCTATTTTTACAGCAGCATTTATTACGAATAGTATTTGCTGTAGGTTATCCCTCTTACTTGCTATTGGTAAGTAACCTCTTACAGTTACGGTTGCAAGTGAAGCGTCAAGTGTGTATGTAATGCCGTTAAGAATATCGGCTATTACTGTGGACGCAAGGACACCGTTATACATACCCCCATAGTGTCTTGAATTAGCAAGTAAGCCTATAAGTGAAAAACACTCAACGGAGTAGGTATTCTTGCCTGTTCTTGCTATGGTGTTAATGAAGAACTTGCCCCAAAGTGAATTGTCTTGGTAATAGTAAACAGGTGTACCGTATTCTACGGAGTCGAATGAGGTATATCCTGAAACTACTAAAGGTTCTTCATCTGCTGTTTGGAATATTTCGTTGTTATGGTCTAAAAAAGCGTCTACACTCTCTGCGACAATTCCAAATGTGAATGTGTCTACAGAAAGTGTTTCGCCTATCATTGAATGTTCAAAGGTAGCCTTGCCAGACAACAGTTTGTCGTCCTCGAATGTGTATTCGCCAATAACAATTTTGTTTGCCATACTACACCTCTACCATTGGGAACGAAATAGTTACATATTCCGTTCCACCACTATTGTGTCTTACATGGGTTACGGCACGATTATTCGCATACATTGTGTATGTTTGGATAGTGCCACTAAAGTAGTCGGTACTAATTCTAAATGTCTGTGGTCTTGTTAGGTTTTTAATTGCCATAGCGTCAGAGTGCAGAATAGCCTTTGAAACAAAGTTTACCTTTTCTTTCTCTGCTACCTTATCTCTTATCATTGTGCCGTCTACGGTGTTTCTACCTGCGTTAGAACCGTCTATGTCATTCTGCGTAGCCGTAAGACTACCGAAAGCCCAATAAGGCATAACATCTACCCAAGAGTTATTGGTATAAGAAGTGCCACCAATAGTAACAACACTTCCAGTTTCATTTAATATTCTAAATACCATTTGCTATGCCCCCTGAATAAGTGAATTGCCTGTTAGTTTAGAACCTCTACTTGCTGCCCTTGCTATTTCTCTATCGCCTATGTTTACTTCGGTCTTGTTTTCGGCAATACTCTGCATAATTGAACTTGCACTTGAAAGTATTGCATTTACAACCTCTTGGTTAGCATAAGCAAGTGAGTTGCCCAATTGTTCCTCGTTATAAACAGTATTTCTACCGCCTATTTGTGTTACGAGTTCTGGTCCTGCTTCGCCTGCAAGGAAGAGAGAACCTGCGTCTGGCATACCACCGTCAGCAAATGCTGCGAGTGCCAAACTTGCACCGCCTGTAAATGGTGCGAGTGCTATTGCAAGCCCTACTACGCCTGCGAACGCTGCACTTGTTAAAATTGTTGTTTTGTTTTCTTGATAGAAACCACTTATAGCACTTCCTGTTGCAGAACACCAAGACTTAAAGTTTTGCCATGCAGTCTTTAGACCACTAACAAAGTTGTCTACGAATGTTCTTATAGCATTTGCGGTATTGCTTACAAGATTTTTACACCAATTAGCAATGTTTGAAGAAGTATTAGTTACAAAGTTCGCTATGTTTGTACAAGCATTTTGCAAACCACTATATATGTTGTCTGCTATTATTGTTATGGCTTGCGCAACGTTTGTCGCAACATTTACAGCCCATAACTTAATATTTGCAATGCTTGTTGTACAGAATGTAACAATGTTGGCAAATGCGGTTTGTATTCCAACAATTATTGTGTTGTATATAAGCGAAACATTCTGCGTGAATATTAGTATATTGCTTGCTAATGTTTGTATTCCTGTGTTTAGCCCTTCCAAGAACATACCTAAACTATTAAGCGCTGGTTGGAAGTCTAATGTTGGCATTTCTATTTTGAGAGGGTTCTTATCTAAATATTCTTTTAGTTTCTTATAGAGTGCGAAAAATGACTCTGCCCCTACAAGCACAGGTGCAAACATCATTCCACCATTTGGTGGGTCAATTCTGTTTATCTTGTCATACCAAATAAACAGTTCTTTCATATCTTCGGCAGTCCTTTTAACCCTGTCGCCTACATCCGCTTCTATAAACATATCCGCTATATTAGTAGATGTACCGCCACTATCATTGCCAAGCACATTTAATTCATCAAAGCCTAAAAGAGTTCTCTTTAGGGCTTTTGCAGAACCGTTAGCATTATCAAGCCCATCAGCATAATCTTCCCAATACTTATCATTTGCTTTTAGGTATTTGTCCTTGCCTGCTAATGTCGCCCATAAAATATTTACGGCTTCCACAACTTGCATAATTACCTTCATTAAAGCGACAAGCACAGGTGTAACAAGTTGTACAACATTCGCTACGAATACGCCCATAGTGTTTTTAAGTTGCACCCATGAACTCTTTAATTCTGATAACGCTGTATTGTAACCGTATATGTTACCCATAGCCTTATCAAACTTCGCAACATTTTGTATGCCTTCACGAAGCATTGTGGATATTGCCTTTAAGGCACTTCTAATAAGTCTGTATACTGCAATTCTCTTTAATTGCTTAAAGAATACCGCAAGCCCTTTTTTAGACTCTTTGGCTTTTTCGCCAGTTGCTTTAAGGCTTTTGCCTGTTTTCTCTAAATCTAAAGAGGTTTTATATGCAGTAGCCGAAACTTCCGTCATTCCGCCTTTAACGCCTTCAATACTTTGTGTTAGGTTTGCGGTAGTTGAAGTACCTAATTGCTTTAATGTTTCATTAACTCTTTCAAGACCTTTAGCATAAGATGTGCAAGCAGTACGAATACCTTTAAGGGAGTTCTTTAGATGTTCTATCGAATTTGCCGCTGCGTCTGCATTGGTTTTAATTTGTAATTCAAGAGAGTCAACTTGCATAATGTTTATTCACTTTCTCCATCCAAGCCTTCATCTTTTCAAAGCCTATTTCTTCCATAGTCTTTGGCTTTTCCTTCTTGCTGTTTATCTCAAACGGCTTTTTAGGATAGTCGGCAGGCTTTTGTGGTTTAATTGAGTTGAGTCTTGGCGCACAAAGTAGTATTGCTTGGTAAGTATACATACCTTGTAGCCATAACATTTCGTTTTCTTTTTCTATTTGTAGTTTGAAACTTTCCCTATACGCTTTAGCAAGTTGAGAGTCGCCGTTAAAGTATTCTTCGGTTGTCATTCCCATTGCCATATATTGCGGTAAGGCGTCCCAAAATATTTTGGTATAGGAAAGGGCAGAGTTTTCTTCCCCTGCCCCATTATTGGAAGGTCGTGCTACCAGTTCGCCTTCCACATTGCGTTTCCCTGTTCAGGTTCTTCCATAAGGGCTTCTAATGGTTCGTTGTAAAGTTCTACAAGCGCATTAAGAAGTCCACCTTTATCGGATAAACCATCATATATTTCATCAATAGTTGTTGGCTTTGTGTTCTTATGGTTTGCAAGAAACGCACCTGCAAACAATGAATGAACAGAAGTCATTGGCTTTGCTTCTACGGATGAAATATCAAATCCACTTCTCTCTAACTGAATTACTGTGTCCCTTGTGTATTCAAGCACATATTCGTTGCCGTATTTATCGTTGACAGTAATTTTTTTCATACACATACCTCATTTCTTATATTAGGAAGCACTAAATGTAATTGCTGTTGTTGGTGCAATAGTAATTGTCATTGTTGTTGCTTCGTTGTTGCTTGCGCCATTTACGAATACATCAAGTTCGCCCTCAAATGAGAACTTACCGTTTGAACCTGTAGGTGTGCTTGCGTCTGTGCCACCAAACCATACAGCGTACTGGGTGTTTGTACCCTTTAATGCTACAAGTGTTGCGTAGTCTGTTGTATTGTAAAGGGCTGTGAATGACATTGTTTCCTGTTCCTGAATACCATTGATATAGTGTCTTTCCATGTCAGAAAGAGTTGTAATATCAATTTGTTCAGGTGCGCCACCCAAGTTAGGGAAGTCAGTAATGTCTACTAACTTTGCATAGGTAGTTGTACTGCCTTCGGTAGTACCCTTCATCAGGAAGGTTCTATTTGTTAATACTCCTGTTGCCATTGTTTATCTCCTATAAATTGTGTTGTTAGATATAGACGCTGTATACCTTGCGGTCATACGGTAAATGGTAGTGTCCTCGTTTGGAATGGGTTGTAACATAGACCTGTTAAAGCCCATGCCTACCATTGTGTCGTCTACTATTTTTATTATTGCTTTACATTCATTCTTTTTACCGCTTGCATTGTTTGAGAATACATTTACTTCGTACATTACGGCTGTCGCAAGTTCTTTGCCTGAACTACCAATAATTTCAGAGAAGTTGTCTGCTTCTTCAATAAACACGCATGGGAACTTACTTGGTGTTGGCGTGTATACGCCCGTAACAAGCGCATTTGAGTATGTAGTTGTAATTGCGGTCTTTAGTTTAGTAAAGACTTGGTTTTCTATTTGTTCCATTACTTAAATACCTCGCTTGCTATTTCTGGTGCGTACTCTTTCAAATACTTTAATGTGTTCCACATAAACATTTGGGCTTTAATACCTCTTGTGTGGTGCGCTTTTCCGTCTTTGCCTTTGTACCACCAACCGTCAGGGTTACTACCCTTACCTTCCCCATAAGTACCTATTGCACTCATACCAAGTTCTTGTGCTTTTTCGTGTGGATAGCCACCACCGTTGTGATAAACGCCAGTACCAAACTCTATCCATACTGCTGTGCATACACCGTCCTCATTTATATCTCCGCTTGCCACAATAAAGCCTTCATTGCCTTTGCGGTAGCCTCGTATACTTCCTACGGTTGCACCTGTCTTGATATGCCCTACTTCGTTTATTGCAAAACTTTCGCCTTCTCTACACATGGCTTCTATTAAGTCGAGTGCTTTTTCGCTAACCCACTTTTCATACTTCCGTATTTCTTTTACGGCTTCGCTTATGTCGGTAGGGTCAAGCGTCATGCTTATGACTTTAGCCATTTTGAGTTACCTTTTGTATTGCTACGGTAACAGAGTTCAGGCTTCTTGCTATTTTTACTACTTTGTAGTCAAATGCACCGTTTGTTGGTGCTTCTATCCAAAGTTGTGCATACTCATTAAATGGACAACTCTTCATTATCATTACTTTGTCATAGTTTAGGTTTTCTCCAAACATCTCTTCGGCTGACGCACCCGTTGAAGCACTTATATATGCTTTGCCACTTGTAAGTGTGCCGTAGGTGTATGTATATTCGCCTGTTTCGTTTCCATCACTATCTACTATTGCGGACATACTTGTGTATGTCTTGTAATGGTATGTAGTTTGGTTTCTTTTAAGTGTCTGCATTTCTTATACCTTTGCTATTGGAACTATTTGGTCTAATAATGGTTCGTTGCCTTCGTATGTACGGTTAATGCCGTTTTCGTTATGTACTATTTCGCCTTCTGCACCACGCTTTAAGAATAAGTTTCTTGCGAGTTCGCATTGTGTGTACTCATACTTTGCTGGTACATTGGTTACTGTGTCTGGTATTTCAAACGGATATAAGCGGTTAAGAATTTGTGATTTAGCAAGTGCAACATAGACCGTAACTAATGCTGTTGTTGCTTCGGAGTCATTCCCAAGCAATGTCTGTACAGTTGTTATTTTCTGTTCTTCGGTCATGTTAATTACCTCTTACTTCTTTGTTGTTTTCTTTGGTTTCTCTTCTTTAGGTTCTTCAACCTTTTCGATAGGTTCTACCTTTGTAGGTTCAACATCAATAATTGTAGGTTCTACTTCAATTTTCTTTGTTGGCTTTCCTACATAACCAATAATCTGTTCTGCCATTTTTTACTCCTCATCTGCTTCCATAAGATGTCCTGCTTTAAGTGCAGTAAGAATAGCATTTATGGAAGTTACACATCCTGCTACATCTGTGGCTTCGCAAGTGGCTACATTCTCTGCCTTATGGTTTGCTATTGCCTGTGCAATTCCTTTGGACTGAACAGGGTAGTCAGCACCGTTTCCAGTACTGACTACTTCTGTGTTTACCCAATAGGAGTCACCAAAGCCTGCGATTTGCGCTAAAATTTGATTTGCCATAGTGGACTCCTTTCTGCTAATTAAGCGTTAGCTGTCTGTGCGATATGTGCGTATACACCTGCTGTCTTGTTAGCAAGTACAAATGCATCGTGGTAAAGGCGAGTATTGAATTTCCAGCTGTCAGAATTTTGATTGATTTCTGGTGAGAATACTGTCATTGGGTTGTGCTTTGCAACCTGTGCTACTGCTGTTGGGTGTACGAGAAGGAAGTTAATCTTGTAACCACCTGCTGTTGGTGCAAAACCGAAGTTTGTAGAACCATCATAAAGTGTGATTGCTGTGTTAAATCTTCCCTGTGGAACTACTACTACCTGATGGTCATTGTAGTATTCAACCTGTGTCTGAATATTTGCTTCGTTGTTTACAACTCTTCTAACAATGTTTCTCTTAAGTGCGTTGTAGCATTTTGGAGAGAGGAAGAGAATTGAACCTGCTGGAACTTCTGCATCCTGCATTGCTTGGTCTGCTGTGTCAATGGCTGCTGCAACATCTGTTGTGCCTACTGTGAGGTCTGCCTGTGCATAGTTGCTTGCTGTTACTGCTGCGGATGAATATGTAGCAAATCTGTAAGCATCTACTTCTGGGATTTCCTGTGTTCTTACAAATTCACCAATAAGTGTTCCGTATGCCTGACCGAGTGTTTCTTCGTTATCCATAGCATCCATCATAAGGGAAACGCCTCTATCCTTTGAGAGTGTGAGTTCTTCCCATGTTGCTGTTACTGAACCACTTGGGAAACCACTATTTCTGGAATAGTTACCAAAGCCGTTCATAGAAGTCTTGAAGAGTTCTACCTTGTTTGCACCAATAAATCTGATGTTGCTGTTTGCTGTGTCAAGAATTGCTGACTTTGCTTCTGCTTTGTATACTCTGTCTACGATAGGTAAATACGCTTTTGCTAATGCGATTGAGTTTGACATTTTTTAATCTCCTTTATACTCCTGCCGCCTT